AGTGTTGCATTAATAATCCGCTCCTTCTCCATTTCTTTGGCTTGTTGGAATATTTCACAATCACTTTCATAACCCTTAATTTGTCCAATCAACCATTCTACTGCTGTTTTCATTGTTCTTGTTGTTTTATTTGTTTAACTTATCTTTTCTATATTCTATAAAGTCAACTATAAATCCAGTTGCTACAATTATGTTCAATCCAAGTGACATTATTACTTCATGTATATCAGCATAAACTGTTGTCATCAAGTGGATATGGCCTACTGTCCAGAAAGGTACGGCCAAATTTTGAGATACCCACGAAAGAGTGTATTTTAGGAAATACTTCATAATACTTCTATAATTTTTGCAATTGCAGACATTACGTTAATTTCTTTATCTATTCGGAAATTTGCTTGATATAGGTGCTCGTTTAGGATAATTGCGATTGATCCTTCATTGCCTGGGGCATATTTTGGAGCGTATTCAAATAGATTGCGATATAGTTCCTCAAAGTCCTTTGTATTCGAATCGGCAATGATTTGTCTAATAGCAATCCAATTTTTCTTACCTGCTAGTTCTTTTAATACTGCTTTGATATAGTTGTTTGAGGTTAAAACAGTATCATCAAGTACAACAGCATCATCTTTTACAGACATTTGTAAAACGTTTAGCATTTTACGCATATCGGGATAGTACTTAACGATCAAGTTTTTAATATCTTCAGGTGTATAAGTCAAAGATAGTTGATCAGTTAAAATCCAAGTTAAATGGTTGTACACATCCATTTTTGTTGGTGGTACAATTTTAAGTACCTGGCAACGTGATTGAAGTGGATCAATGATTCGCTCAATAAAGTTACAGGTTAAGATAAATCGAGTTGAGCGAGAAAATGTTTCAATTACATTTCGTAAAGCGGCTTGCCCCTGAATTGTAATGAAGTCTGCTTCATCTAGGATTACTACTTTGATGCCTTTCCAAGATGCAGCACTAGCAAATCCTTTTACTTTCTCTCGAATAGTATCGATTCCGTTTTCATCAGATGCGTTTATATAGAGATAATCGCAGTCTAGATTTTTAACGATAATTTTTGCTAGGGTAGTTTTACCTGTACCTGCAGGACCATAGAAGATGAAATTTTGAATATCACCTTGGTCTAGGTATTTTTGGATTGTGTCTTTGACATTTTCGTTACCAACATAGTATTTCAGTTCGGTGGGACGAAAACGTTCTACATATAACGTATTTTCTTTCATAACCGTATTATACAAAAAAAGCTTGCACTAGGCAAGCTTCTCTAATAAGATTATTTAAGATTAAATAATAAATTTCTAAGTTGTTCATCTTGAGGTCCACTATAACTTAAAGTATATGTTCCCCTTAAGTCAGGACGATCAGGTTTCCATTTCGAATTAGAAGTAATATTAATTTTATGAGAAGGATATTCTTGTTGAAGTTGTTTAATTTTTTCTTCTATTTCTGGGGTTAGATTTTGGATTAATTTCATTCCTGTCATGGTTCTGTCTCCTATTTCTTCTTCCATTTTTTCTTTATATTCACCTTCAGTGATAATACCAGCCAACATTTGCATACGGAGTTGTTCTTGGGTCATTGTATTTTATTTATAAGTTATACATTTTTGCTCTATAATAAGCTTTTTCTAAGGCATTATCTCTTCTAGCATCACTTACTGCAACTTGATACATTGGGTCGCTCATTAACTCATCCATCATTGCTTTTACTTTAGCTAGATAAGCAGGATATGCTTCGGATATTTTAATCAATTCTGCTTTTTCTTCTGGGGTGTTAAAGAAGCGATATAAATTTCCTCTGTTTTCGGCTTCTAGTTCATCTGCTTTTTTTTGAGTAAATAAACCAACTTGGGAAATCATTTCACCTGCTGTTTTATAAAGGTCTCTTCCTTCAGCTTCGTTTAGCTTGTTTTCAGCCAAATATTGTTTTAAATCAAAAGTATCCATTGTTATTCGTTTACATCTGGGAATGCCATGTGTTTCCAGGATTTACTATCTTCATGAGATAAATATTCAACATCAGTAATTTTAGAAGCTATTTTTTCTGCTTGATCTACTTTAGCAAAAAATCCAGGAATGAAATCTTCGTCTTCTACTTTGAATAATCCTTCTCCAAAATCAATAACTCCTTCTTCAATATCAATCATTTTACCAAATTGGTGTTTCTTTGTTTTTAACAAACCAAACAATTTTGTTTCAAACTTTGGATATGGATCAAAGAATATATTGTATGTAAATTGTTGGTGTTTAGGAGATTGAAGACCGGAAGCTAAATCAAAAGTTACAAACGATACACAAAATCTACCTAAAGGAAAATCTTTGTACCATAAATCTTCATATCCACCATCTGAATATTCTTCATTGGTTCTTTTGAATCCTCGTTTTTTGAATTCCTCTTCATACATTCCGATATTGCTCTGGTAGCTTTCGTCTAATTTGGCTTTGTATTCACTTTCTGTGATTACACCTGCCAACATTTGCATACGTAATTGTTCTTGTGTCATTGTATTTTATTTTACTTTATAATTCCTGCTCTAACAAGCATTCTACGCATTTCAAAATCTTGTTCTTCTTTCAACGTAGTTTTTTTAGCAAATAATTTTGCACGTTGATCTGTGTTTTGGAATCCGGTTACTACAAGTTTGTATTTTCTTTCACCGTTTATATCAACTGGTTCAATATCATATACTACAGTTGGAACTTCACCAATTTCTTTTTGGAACAATGTTCTTGCTTTTTCTGCTTGGTCTTTTGTATCTGCAGTGTAGGATAGAGGTGGAACGGCTTCTACTTTAGGTTTTTCTACTGCTTTAGGTGCCTCAACATCTTGTTCAACGTCAACTAATTTAAAATCAACTCCTGCATTGTCCATGATTGTTTTCAATACTTTAGACAAGTACGGTTTTGTTTTGTATGGGTTTTCTAGTGTGTGGGGGAAAACAATTTTTCCATCTTTTACTACATAGTGAATATCTTGTTCCAATTTACCAGCATATTTTTTCAAATTGTCTGGTGTTTTCATTGGGTAGTAATTTTTTCCGTACGTGCCAACTAAACTTTTTGGAAGTGATTTACCTGGTAAGGAAAATAGGTAATCGTTTAGGCTACCATCGTTTCCTTCGGCTTGCCATCTTTCAAATCCATCTGCTGCTTCTTTTTCAGTAGCATCCCATGCTTCAGGTACTCTGTTTTTGATATCAATTATCTTGAATGCCTTTTCGTCATCTGAACGTGAATCCCAGTCTTTCCAAGCAGCTCCTGCTTTTTGTGCAGGGATTGAAGGACCAAATGCTTTTATAATAGCTTGTGGGTCTCGCATATTTTGTGCGTAAATGCCGTAGGTTTTAGGGTCGTTTAAAGCAGCTAATGCTTTATCGAGATCAGCAGGTTCAACAGCAAGATCGTAACGAACCTTCAATTGGTTCATTCCATCTTCTTCCCCTTCAATTTCGCGTAAGATGTCAGTCAATTTCATAATTATCCTACTTGATATGGAGTTCTAATAGAAAGTGCTCCACTATTTAAATTACCCCATACACCAATCGAACTACCTTTAGGTAATATTTCTCCTAAACTAATCATAGCAGAAACAGGGATTGCTTTAACTGGAAGGTTAATAAAGTATTCATTATAAGCTGAAATGACTTCCATTTGGTATGGTTTAAATCCAGAAATAGCCATGACTGTTTTCACTAAAGTGTTTAGTTCTTTGTTTGGAGTATCTAGTTTAGCTTCTTTTAAACCAGCCAATTCTTGCATTCTAATTAAATCTTTTTCCATTTAATATATTTTGTTATACATATTAGTAGTCTCCGTAGATGTTGTATCGCTTAGGAGGTTCAGGTGTTTTATTTTCGGTTCGGATAACATATACTTTACTATCCAAAGGAGCTAAACGGAATTCTGCTTTTTCTTGGTTTTTATCAAACCATGCCTCTAAAACTTCTGTAAGTGAATTGTATACTGTTTTAGTAGAATCGCCAACGAGTAACCACTTGTCTCCAGGTGCTTGTCTATTAGCGATTAATTCATTGTATTCTACTATTTTAGTTTCCATAAGTTATAAGATACGAATTATTTTTTATACTTCCAAATAAAACCCCCTGAAGATTTAGATTTTCCAAGAGCACAATTGTTAATGCCTTGATAATTTAATCCAAGTTCAATGGCTGCTATTTTTCCAGCTTCCCATTCTTTAATAAATTGTCCTTGAATAGTATATTGTTCTATAGATTTTCTTAGTGAAGGTAAAGTACCTCCCCTTAAAGCTGTGCCTATATTTATTTTATGGGGAGAAGATAAAGACCGTCCTTTTAAAGAATTAGAGACTTTGGTATTTCTTTCTCTAGTCATAACTTGATTTTTTCTTTTTTCAGACATTTTATATCTTATTTCTTTTGAAAAATATTCAGGACCACCACCACCTTTTTTATTGTGGTTTACTACTTCAAATCCCCATTGTCTAAATTGCTCTATCCAATATGTTTCAAGTGGACCCCAATCCTTTCTATTTAAACTATCTACTTGGTCTATATAAGAATATTCAATACATTTTCCATATGTTTTAGCATGTGGATTTTTCCTTGAATTTTTGGTTTTTCCAATATAAACTTTATTAGGATCACCGTAACAGTTTGTTACAAGATATATCTTTGTCATATGTATTTTCGTATTATTGTCCGATGATACATATTAAAAAAATATGGAGAGGCGCAAGTTTTTGCGCCTCTTTTATATATCTTTTACATCATCCCACCCATCATAGAAGGATCAAACCCACCTTCTTTTTTATCATCAGATGAATCTACTACGACACATTCAGTAAGTAAAATTGTTCCAGCAATAGATGAGGCATTTATTAAGGCGTTGCGAGTCACCTTGTGGGGATCGATAATACCTGCTTCTTTCATATTTACAATAGTTTCTTCTTTAATGTTGAAACCACTCCATACACCTTTAGCTTTACCAATTTCCATATTGATTGGGTACATATCACGCTCATCATATCCTGCGTTTTTCAAGATAGTTTCAAACGGTTTTCCACAAGCATTGTAAACTAATCTTTTACCGTATTTGAAATCATCTGATTCGGATTTTGAATAAGTGATTCCTTCACGAGCATACAATAGAGCTGAACCACCACCTGGTACAATACCATCTTCTAAGGCACATTGTGTGGCGTGTAAAGCATCGTCTACACGATCTTTCTTCTCTTTCATTTCGGTTTCAGTACTTCCACCTACGTGAACCAAAGCAACTCCACCTACAAATTTAGATAAACGTTCTTGTAGTTTTTCTGCTTCAAATGGTGTAGCAGCGTTTTCAATTTGGGATGTAAGTGACTCTACTCGTGCTGTAATGTCTTCTTCAGTACCATTTCCATCAATAATTGTGGTTTTTTCTTTAGTTACTGTAACTGTTTTAGCATTTCCTAACCATCCAAAATCGAAACGATCAAGTTTCATACCTTTTTCCTTGTCAAATACTTTACCACCAGTCAAGATAGCAATATCTTCAAGGATCAATTTACGGCGCTCACCAAAGTCAGGTGCTTTAACAGCTACTACTTTAAGTGTACCTCGCATTTTGTTTACAATCAATGTAGCTAAAGCATCACCATCAATGTCTTCTGAAATAATCAACAATGATTTTCCTTTAGATGCGATACCATCCAAAATGTGAACCAATTCTTTGATGTTGGTAAAACGGTGGTCTGCCAATAAGATAGAAACATCTTGCAATACAGCTGACATATTGTTGTTGTTTGTAACAAAGTAAGGTGATTTGTAACCACGATCAAATTGAATACCTTCTACAACTTCAAGATATGTTTCGTCTGTTTTAGACTCTTCAATGTAAACTACACCTTCACGTCCTACTTTTTCCATAGCGCGTGAAATCAATTTACCGATTTCAGGATCGTTGTTTGCTGAGATAGTAGCAATTTGCTCAAGTTGCTCTTCAGATGTAATTTTCTCTGAATTGTCTTTGAGTGTGGCTAATACTTCTTTTACACCTGCATCAATTCCACGTTTGATTTCAACTGCATTTGCACCTTCGTTCAATTTGGAGATACCACCTTTTACCAATTCACGTGCTAGCAATGTTGAGGTAGTTGTACCATCACCTGCGTGATCAGCAGTTTTAATAGCTGCTTGTTTAACCATTTGTGCTCCCAAATCTTCGATTGGGTCTTCAAGTGAAGCAATCTGTCTTGCAACGCTTACACCATCTTTGGTTGAAACAACCATTCCATTTTCAACATAAACTACATTTCGACCATTAGGGCCAAGTGTTGCTACAACTGCATCTGCTAGTGTGTCAATACCTTTAACTAGTTTCTTACGGGCTTCAGGGCCAAATTCAATAACTTTACTCATTTTCTTCCTTTTTAATTTTTGCTAAAATTTGATTTTCATTTCCAATATAATATTCTTCGTTGTCGAATTGCAATCTTGAGAATCCCATTGTAGGCAAAATAACTACATCTCCTACTTGGATTTCTGTTGGTACAAAACCAACTCCTGCTACCTGACGCCCAGGTCCAACTGCAACTACTGTTCCCTGTTCGTTTCTGTCTTTGCCTGCATCTGGGATGAAGATAGAGCCGAATTGGGTTTCTTCTAATTCAAGCGGTTTTACAATCACCGCATCAAATAATGCTTCTAATTTTTTCATATTTCTATTTTGTTTAACATTGATTCCATTCCTTCTTTGACTGTATTCCAAGTGTTGAGGTACTCTTGAATGGTTTCGTACTCACCTTGATTTTGATAAAACTTTTCTTTTGAGATACGGTTTAATGCATTTGCAAAGTTACTGTAGTAGCCTACTACTTTTTCAGTTTCTTTACCGGATGCTTTACCGCCTCCAAATCCTCTTGTAGCAATAGACCGTTCCATAACTGTAAAGTTTGTAGCATCCTTTACAACATAAAAAGGTTCCATTGAAGGATCTTTAATAGTACATAAGTTTGATTGTGTGTCATTTTCGTCCCGAGCCGGACGACCGCGTCGTTTGGTTTCTTCCATAACTAAATTTAAATTTATAACTATAATATACGAAAACTTATTTGAACTTCCAAGTTCTATCATACATACTATCAGAACGCACTTTCTTCACGTCTCACCATATAATAGGTGCTTAGCGTATCTTCTGATTTGAATTCGAGTTTCATTAGGCCTTGGTAGCTTAAGAAGATATGTCCACTTTCTAGATCCTTGTTTTCCTTTAAAATGTTTCTAAACATATCTGAATTGAATGGTATTTCTGCTTTTTCTTGTTTGATTGTACCATACATTTGATAAGTGATCTTGTTGTTATGGCCTTGCTCATCTCCAAATGTAAACAAGCACATATTGTCTCCGTTTAAATCAACTTCAACAGAAATAGTCATTGCACCAACACCTGTTAAAGCATTTTTTGCTTTAACTAGATTGTCGACATGCTCTTTTTCTAAAGGCAAAACTGCATGCCATTCAGGTTCAGTTACAGTACCTACTTTTCCGATCAATAAAGGATCGGCAAGTGCATAGGTTAAGTTAAAGGAGGCATCTGCAAATTTCATTTTGGTATAAACCGATTTGCCTTTCTCTAACTCAAACATCAATTCACCTTGAGTAATACCTAATAAGTTGAGGAATTTTTTGGTATCAAAGATAGCTAATTCACTATCCTCAATATCAATATTGTTGTGAATGATTTTACCTATTACCTCTTTGTTTACAGACATAAAGTCTATAGTAAGGGTTTTGTCTTTAATTTTCCACTTGACGGACTCGTTTTCGCCTAAGTAGTATTTGTTTATAACGCTTTGTAGAACTAATTTATTTACCATATGTTAAAGATAAGAAAAATATTTTAGGTATCCTAGCTGAAGTTGAAGAATTTTGCTTTAAACGGGTTCAAATTTAACACCCATCCAATATCGTTGTATACTCCCTCTAATTTGTTTCGAATTACACTATCAAATAAACCATCACGATCAATATACTTGTTGATCAATTCTGTAATTTCAGGTGGATCATTATAGCCATTGTAACCGATTACCTCAATTTGATATGGGTTTGGTTTTAAATAAGCAATATACATTTTGTCTCCAATTGTAAATTCAGGGTATTTTACATTGAGTTTCTTGTAACGTAAAAAGTCATTGTAGATAATAGCTGATTTGGTGTTGATGGGACATTTCAATTTTAACTTGGAAAACAATTCACCAGCCATAGGTCTACGTTCAATATATTCACCCATTTTTTTCAATCCAGTTGGTTTCAATAGCTTGATCCACTCTACCGTTTGCATCGAGTTTTTAAAGTCCATTACAAACTTGTCTATATCTTCTTTTGGTTTACTGAATAGAATGGATTTGATAAGTTCCTCTCCAAAGTTTCTAAAGTAAGGGGGGAAGTTAGATTTCATAATGTCCAATCCCTTCATCTCTAGTTCCTCAATAGGTACACCTTCTTTGTTTACAATGTACATTGCATAACGACGTTTTCCAGACCAATACGCTTTTTCAGCGATTACCTCTTGTTTGAGCGTGAAGTGGTGTTTGCCATGCATGTTGAACAGATCCTGCGTGATATTGTTCAAATTCCTATTTGCTACATTTTGGAGTTCCTCTGTCAAGACCAACAATCGATTGATTTTTTCTTCACGATCGTTATAGTCTAGATCGGGGTTACGTTTTTTAAGTAAATCAGTCAACTCCATATAAAGTGAATCGGTATCGGATGCAATTACAAACTTTTTAGGGTCAATATCTAATTGATCTGAAATGTACTGGTCAACGAATAGAATTGATTCTTTAGTAAGTCTTTGTCCGCTGTTTGTAATACCTGCGGAGCATATCTTGAATCCATCTGTAAAGCGCCAAGAGTTGATTGCATATGTACCGTACAAGGCATTTTGCAAGATCTTGAATGCCATTTGGTACAAGTCATATAGTTTGTAATTGGCCCAATCTTCCGCTTTACCTGCGGTTTTCTTAAGTGCTCGATAATGTTCTCGCTGATCAAACCAATCCTCAAGTACCTCGCAAGCAATACTTTTCTTATCGTTTGTAAAAAACGCTCCACTAGCAGAAATAGTCCAATTATTGTCCTCAATCAAGCGAATCAAAGCACCAACTGATATTGTAGCATCTTTAAGTTGATATGAATATCGGTTTAGTTTTTGGATATGTATTTTTTCTTCGGGATCAAGTTTCTTTAACTGCTCAAGTGAATTGTACTGCTCGTAATTGTTTTTTGTAACAATTCTACCTACCAATGTTTCAACACCCAAATTCAATGATTTGATAATTGAAGGATATAGTGAGGTAAAGTCAAGGTCACTTACATCTGAATATAATCCAGGGATAGGGTCAAGTAAATAACCACCTGCGTAACTATCCTTTTTCTTGATTGTTCTAGGGTTACGAGCGATATATTTTCCAGCCATTGTTTTGACTATAACTTGCTTGTCCTCAAAACTATATACTGTACCTTCAATTGTAGAAGTACCTCGTTGATGTACAACATGATCACCCAACTCCAATTCCCTAATTGATGGGTTAGTGGTTGTTGGTTTGTTTGGTGCAATAATGTTTTTACGTTTTAGATACGTTAAAATAGCACCCTCGTTTAATGCAGTATTGTAGTAAATTGATTCATATGGTGTATGGCATAGGTGGGAAATCAAGATAGTCAATTCAATAAACTTCTGTTTTTCTTCTAACGCTTCAATAATTTCAACATCTCGAATGTTGTAGTCGATGAATTTGTTTGGATCTTCTCTAAACAATGTATCCAAATTACCATTGTATTCAATTTTTCCTAACTTAGCATACTTGGTTCCAATGTCACCTAGTTTATATGATGGTTCTTCCTTCATAATATACTTGCGAAGCAACATCATATAGTCTAGACTGTTAACTAAACCAATACGAATTGGGGAATTGGGTTGAGTTGGTGTCTCTTCAATTTTACCTACTGGGGATAAGCGGTATACTTCATCTCCTAGTTTTTTCTTGATTCGATAGTACAAATATGGAATATCAAAGAAATCACTGTTGTAACCTACAACAATTGTAGGATCCATTTGTTCCCATTTCAATAAAAACTTACGGAGTAAAGTATCTTCACTTGCACAAGAAACAACTTTCTTACCATCTTGATCGATGTCTTCAATTTTACCTGCTTTATCTAAAATAAAACATATTTTTTCTTTGGTAGAAGTATCAATCAAAGCAATTGCTGTAATTTCAGCATTTGCCTCTTTGATGGTAGTTGGTGTAAGTGCACCTAGAATTTCAATCTCAATATCCAGGTAAACTGTATTGTGGTAGGAAGGCATTTCATCCGTCTTGTAATACAAATCCCTTAACAATACAAGTTCACGGTCAATATCTTTTTCTAAAATAGTAGGATCTTTTCTGTCGTATTTACCTTGGAGAGGGGAACATCTATCACCAAATAGTGTTTCAAATTCCCCCTCATCATCAAGTTTATAGACAGTAGGCCAATAAGTGAATTTGTGTATTCCTTTTTTATCGTCCCTGAGATAGTAATGCCATTGATCTTCTCCGGGTAATCTATTGTAGAAAACCGATTGGTACATAACTTTTATTTTTAATTAAACTTTTCTTGTTCGTTTTTTAGGTGCAGCCACCTCTACAGTTGGTTCTTCTATAGTTGTTTCTATGGTTATAGATTCAACTATTGGTTGTTCAACTATGTCTATAGATACTTCTATAATCGATTCTTCAACTACTGGTTCTTCAATAGGTTGAGGATTTAGAATATTTTCTAGTTCGTTGAGTAAATCTACCAAGATTGCTTCTTGGTGTGGAAACCTTATTGGGTTTTGACTTGAGATAAAACCTCTAATTTCAGCAATAATTTCTAGTGGAGTTCTCATAACTATTTGTTTAAAAATTGGGTAAGGTCAGGTCTGAAATAATTGATATTCTTCATAACTTTGCGATCGCGTGTTCTATAGACGATAAAATACTTACCAACCTGTTCATAGTGACATGGTTCCTTTTGCTCTGCGGAACGTACTCTAACGGTCTCTTGTGCCTCTTCTTCACTAATGCAAGCTTTGCTAAGATTTGACGCTTGTACTTCTTGATATGCGGGCCATACTTTATCCTTAAGACCATGTAGCATAGCGCCGTTACCAAGCGAGACGTAGGTAATGTCACATAAAGCATCAAGCACTTCAACAATATCTCCTGTTTCACACGCATGCTTATATTCCTCGAGTTCTTCCAAAATGAAATTGTATACAAACATCCATTCCTTCTCATCGGGAATGACCGGGGTATAATTATTTGGTTTCCCCATAATTGCATTAAATTCCTCAACTTCTGATACAAATGGTACATAGTCTTTCAGTTGGATAATTTCTTGGGTTAACTGTCTCCATTTTTCAATTACATCATCTCCAAGTTCAATTTTGGACATTAGGGATAAATCCATAACTTGTCCCTGAAGTAATTGGATAAGTTCGTCTTGTTTTTGTTCTAACGGGCTCATATCTGGTGTCCTCCGTTGTTAATTTTTAATGAATCAAAGAATTCTTTACGTGCTTCATTTTGGTTGTCTAGAAACACACCTGATGCTTTTGTAGTAACCATTGAAGCGCCTTGGTGTTTAACACCTCTACAAGATACACAGTTATGAGTTGCTACTGTAGTAACGATAACACCTTTGTTTTTCTCACAAATTTTATCTACTGCTTGGTGAATAGCGGCTGTAAGCTGTTCTTGGATAGCACCTCTACGACCAAAATGTTCTACGATTCGGTTCAATTTAGATAAACCAATTACTCGACCTTCGTTTCCAACTACATAACCAATATGAACTACTCCTCCAATTGTTTGGTGGTGGTGTGAACACATTGAAGTTAATGGGATATTTCGTTCGATTACAATACCATCGTATCCGTCTGAAGGGAATGAAGTAATATCTGACATTGCTGTATAACGACCTGCAAATAGATCAAATACATAAGCTTTTGCTACACGTCTTGGTGTATTATCGGAGTTTGGATCGTTTTCCCAATCAACACCTAATGCTGTAAGGAATTCACCATACGCTTTTTCTGCTTTATCAACCATTTCCCATTTTTGTTCTTCGGTAAGGGGAAACCCAGGCGCAACTCCATTCGCGAAACCTGTTTTAACACACTCTAAATCAGTGTGGTTTTTTCTACGTTTGTTTTCTGACATATAACTAATTATTTTGTATAAATGTACGGATAATCCTTAAGGTATCCAAGTTAAAGTGCGTAAATATAATTTAAATTACGTTCTTTTTTATCATTATCCATCCCATAACCTACTACCCACTCGCCCTGAATCATAAAACCATAGTAGTGGTAATATTCTGGTAATGGGGAAACATCTCTAGTGAGTAAAGTAACCATCTTAAGTGATTCAGGATTTTGAGTATTTAAATGCTCTAAAATTCTATTTAAAGTATTTCCAGTATCATAGAAATCATCTACTACATATACGTGTTTTCCTTCAATATTTGTTTCAATATCTTTTGAAATGTGAACTACACCTTGATCTTGGCCGTTATATGATTTAGCTCGGATAAAATCGATTTCAACACATTTCAACATCTGTTTTACTAAATCACTAAAAAACATAAATCCACCATTCAAAACACATATCATCACAACTTCGTCTTCTTCGGAATGTTTAGAATCGATATATGCCGCCATTTCAGCTATTTTGTTTTGGATTTCCTCTGTATTAAATAGAACATTTTTCATCACACACCTCGTTTTGTATCGAAGGCAATGATGTGGTCACGCCCTGTCATATTATAACCTCTTTCAGCACACATATCAAACACAATTGGATACATTTTAATCAATTCATCTCTGGTATCTCCAGCTGGCATGATAAATGTTTTGTGTTTTGGGATGTTAAGTGCTACTCTAAATGCCTCAATTTCAGCTAGATTCTCTTCTGTACCATCCCAAACTGGTTTGTAATGGTAGTCAATATGGTATTCTAAAGTTTGCTTGATTGTATCTAACTTTAAACGGAACTTATTGTGTTGATCAATCATTTTTTGGTCTACAATAGCTCCTTGAGGTGTAGAAGTACCAACCACGGGAACGCTGTTGCCAAACTTAGGACTAAGAGAAATAAGGTCCAATGGATAATCAGTAGCCAAAAAGTGGGATCCTTCAGTTTCAATAGTGATGAGGATATCTCTTTCATTTGCAAAATGCGTTAGTTCGTTTACCAATTTTGGCCACATCGTTGGACTTCCTCCGGTAAGCATCATTTCCTTAATATGTGGATTTTCGTCATATATTTTGATGATATCGTTAAAACTGTATTGGGCTTTTTCTGGGTGGATAGAAGTATAAAAAGAATCACACCATCCACCTTCACCAAAATAACATCTATGGGTGCACCCAGTAGTTCTAACAGCTATAGTAGGTCGACCAAATCTACTCCCTTCTGATTGGACACAACGGTACAATTCTATAATACCTGATATTTTTGCCTTTTCGGCTTCTGTCATTCTTGGAATGTTTGTCA